TTGCCAAGAGGCCACGGGTGCCAGAACGGCCACTGGCTTCAACGGCGTTGGGCAAAGTGCCACCGCCCAAGGAGCCGATGACCTCGCCTACCACGCGTCCGGTATCGCCGCCAACATACTCACCAACATCGCCGCCAGCGTACTGGCCCAAAACAGACGCGACCGCAGAGGGCACCTCCCGAGCAAGCGTGGCCATGCGGCCCGTATTAGAGAAGGCGTATCCGCCCGCAAGGCCACCGCCAATGGCTTCTAGTACATCAGTGCCGAACCCGGCGTCGTGAGGCCGCGCATCAAGACCCAACGTGTCCTGAATACCCTGTGTGACACCGCCGAAATTCGTCTCGTTGCCAGCCAGCTTGTCGTAGCCCCACTTTGCGGCGTCTCCTACGAAGCCCGGCAGCGACGTGACACCGCGTGCCAGCGGTGCCATCACGTTGTCGTCGGCCCAGACGGCGGCTTCCACAGCGGGTCGCGCCCAGTCTGCTACAGGCACGTCATACTGGCCCCCGAACGGCCCAACGAGCCGAACGGAGTTGGGGTCTTGCGCCGGAACCTGCGGAATACCCGTCGTCAGGTCATCAAACGCGCCATTAGCGGCTCTTGGAACGTCTGCCAGAAGATCATCAAACGCGCCCATCACTGGCCTCCGATCATCTGGTTGAAGCGCGCCATAATCGCCGCCTTCCGCCGCTCCTTCTCAGAGGATGGCAGGTTCGACGCGTCGATCTGCGCGATAGCCGCGTCGGCTTCCTGACGGAGCCGCACGCGGTCATTCTCGACCGGAGGCGGCGGGACGGTGCCAGCACCGCCCGGCTGGGCTGACACGGCGTCAGCCGCAGGGTTGCCACCCATGATGATGCTCTGGATACCGTCGATGGTCATGCCCCTACGACGAGCTTCAACCGCCATCGCCATCTTCTGGCGCTTAACAGCGACGGTCTGTTCGTCGTCACCATAGCGCGGGATCAAAGCCGCGATGTATTTCGGGTATTCGCTGATCGGAACCGCCGCGCCGCTTTCGTCGCGGAGGATGGCGTTCAGGAACGTCATCATGTTGGCTTCAAATTGCTGCCCGGCGGGATCGACGGTGCCGCGTGCCTTCGCCGCGCCCAACTGGATGGCAAAGTCCATGATACCGTCTTGTTCAGACGCCGAGTTGGCGAGCCGCGACAGCATGGAACCGCTGAAAGTGGGCTGATACCCGCCGTTCAGCATTTCAATCATCTGCTGGAGGCTCTGATCCATGACTTGGAGGTACTGGCCCTTTTTGACAAGATGCTCGGCGGGCATCTCGGGCGTACCCTGCCTGATGCGCCGCACAGCGGTGCCGCTGCCGTCCACCACCATGACAGGCTGGCCGGGCTGCGCCTGCGGCGAGGGCACCCATCCGGCCTGCGGGCCGCGCGGTCCCGTGGGCACCGGCCCTTGCGCGGGGGGCGGCGACACCGGCTGACCCGCGCCCGGAGGCGTGAAACCGCCCGGCGTGGCCGGATACACAGTCACGTCGTCAAGCGCGCCGCCCGGCCCCGAACGCACCTCGCGCTTCGGGCCGTAGAGTGTGTTCCACGCCCACTGGGCTTGCGCTTCGACTTCTGGCGGAACGGGCTGGTTGCTGCGCACCATGTTCTGATAGTTGAACAGGATGTTGGCGGCCTGCGCTTCGATAGCGTTGCCCTGCAACGGGCCAGTGGTCGTGCCAGTGGTCGTGCCAGCAGCATTCGGGTCAGCCGGTGGCCGCACGATAAACTGCCCGTTCGCATCTGCTGGCACGTTCATGACACGCGCCTGATCCGGTGTCAGGAGAGTGCCGTTTTCGTTGATCGGGATAGCCTCTTTCAACTTGGCCGCTTCGGTTTCAGCCACGTTGAGCCGTCGCTGGTCTTCGGTCAGTGCGACCTTGGCGTCGGGGATTTGGCCCGTGAGCATCGTCTGCGTAGTGCGAGCGTCGAGTTCGTTGGTCGGCACGCCCCCGGCGTACACGTTCCCCATGCCGAGCGAAGCGTAGGCCGCGCTGAGAGCATCGTTCGGATTGCCACCGCGCATGATGGCATTCGTCGCGGCGGCCCGCGCGAAAGCGAGCTTCTTGTCGAGATTGTCGTCAGCCGGGTTGTCCATGCCGGGCATTGGCCCCGAAAAACTGGGGGTTGGACGCGGCGTTTCGATCTCAGCCGGAATGTTGAAGTTCCCCGGCTGGAATGTCGAATTGATCTGACCGATAAGTCCCTGCTGGGCGCTCTGCTGGGCGCGCATGTTCTGCAACTCAAGCTGCTTCTGAGCGTTCTCAGCTTGCATGCCCGCGATACGCTGCTTGTAGGCGTAGGCTTCCCACTGCGACTTGGGATCGCTCATGAGGGCACCGCCCAGCGCCCCGAGCGCCTGACCGATACTGTCGTCTCGAATGACCGTCGGCATGTCTACACCTTCCCGCCCATATGGTTGCCCCACGCCTTGCCAGCTATGCCAGCCAGAGCGTTTCCGACGCCACTGGCGTAGTCCGTAACGGGAGCCAACTGCATGGGCTGTACGTTCTGTGCGATCTGATACTGAGCGAGATTGCCCCGGCGCATGTTGTTTGCCAGATCGATGCCCTGCCCGCTTTCAGCAAAGATTTCGCTGTTACGCGCCGCGAGGCCATTGAAGCTGCCGCCATAGGAGTTGATGTCGGCCAGAGCTTTGATGCGGGCGCGGGCCTCCTGCGCGGCGGTCGTCAGTCGCTTGGCAACGTCAGTCTGGAACTCTTCGCCACCATCCTGCTGACCCGACAAAAGCGCCGCGTTGACGCTGGCCTTGTTCACGTCAGTGGCACCGCCATCGTAGTAGTCGGATAGACGCGCGCTTTCGGTTGTCTGGGCTTCTTTCTGCTGTTCAGCGCCGAGCTTTTCGAGAGAACCGTTACGGGCGGCGTCAGCCTGACGGCGAAGCTCCTCGTCCTTCTGCTGCGCCGCAAGCCGCTGCTGTTCCTGCCACCTGCGCCACTGTTCGTTGGCCGCATTCTGGTCCTGAATGGCTTGGTTCTGCTGATACATGCCATAGCCGGACGCGGCGAGCGACCCGACGGTGGCGACGGCTGCAAGAGAGAGCGGATCACACATAGTTCACCTCAACCAACCACTCGGCCCGAAGTCTGCGCGCCGGGCGGCGTACCCCAGTTCTGTTGATCGTTGTAGGCGCTGGCATAGTTGCTGGCACCGACCACGGCATTCTTGAAGAGTTCACCCATGGGCGAGAACTCAGGCGTCGTGTTCTGAAGCGTGCGCACCGAGTTGGTAGCTGTATTCGCGGCGATAGTCGGGTCTTCCGTGGAATAAAGCTGCGTAAGCGCGGCGCTCTTCTGGGCCGCCACAGAGTTCTTCAACTGGGTCGTCGCGTTGTCAGCCTTGGAGCGGAGAAGCGCCTTGTTCATCGTGTTCTGGTACACGAGGTCAGCCACGTTCTCGCTCGCCATGCTCGACTGGAGGGTGCCAGCACGGGCATGGTCGAAGTTCAGGTTCGACTTAGCCTTGGTGAACTGCTTTTCAAGCTCGGGCATGTAATAACCGAGGGACGCCCTGCGGTACTTGTTGTAAAAGTTGTCGCCAAAACCGCCCTTGCGTTCACCAGTGTCGTATTTCTCCATATACTTTAGTTCGTCACCGGGCTTGTACTGCCTACCGTCCGGGCCAACGAGGACGTAGCTTGTGGTCGGAGCTTTGTTCTTGCCGGGAATTTTGAAGTCAGGAAAGCCCGGAATGGTGATGCCCGGGTTGCCGCTGCCGCCCGTAGTAATTTCCTTGACCGTAAAACCTTCCGGCAGCTTCAATCCCGCGAAAGGATCGACGTTCTGGTTTTTCTTGCGGTCGATGATCGTATCAAGCCCGAAGAAATCATCATTCCAGAAGCCATCATCGGTGCTCTGGTTGTTGCCCTGCGAAGCCGAAAGCTGTGCCTGCCTTTTTGCAAGTGCTTCGTTAAAGGCTTTCCAATCATAAACAGCCTCTCGTTCCGCCATGACAGGCTTGCCGTCGAAGAGATTGTCGATAACGCGCGTACCCTTCCTCAACCGCTGCTGGCGCTCACGTTCCTTGCGCGCAGCTTCGGCAGCCATCTTCTTCTGGTAATCCAGAGCTTTTTTCGCTTCGTTATTGCTGCCGCCGCCGAAACACATTTTCGGGCCTCCAAACGTAAAGACTAAAATCCTCACGCTGGCGGCCGAACCCAGCTAGTACGGCCTCAAGTTCCATGCCGAGGCTCGGGAGCCACTTGGCGGTGTCAGCACGCTCCGTGAGAGCGGCGCACTCGGCCCGGTGATACCCACCTTCGACAAGCGACGGGACTATAACCCGCCGCACGGTCTTTGTCATCGATTTTACGGCTTCCGGCCACCTTTCCGTGCCGAACGCCCAGACAGTTGCCACGCCCTTCCGAAGCATGTGGTAGCCCATGACGGAGATGGGCTCCCCGTCATCCGAAAAATGGGTGAAGGACATCCCCGGACGGTCTGCCGCCCACAGGAGTTCCCAGACAAGGCGGTCCTCGTCGTCGTCGTCCCGCGTGGCAAAAATCTCCTTCCGGTCGATCTCGCGCATGTTCTGCACGATGTACCGGGAAGGCTCCGCACCGATACCATTTACCCGGAAGCTCACGTTGTCACCGTTTCCGTATAGTGGATCATCAGGTTGCTCAGCGTACACTCTCCCGGCACCTGCGAACGCATCCGAACAGAAATGTGGGTGGAATGCCCCATCATGGCAAACTGGCCCGTCAGGAAGGTTGGCCCGGTGGTTGTACCCAAGAGGTCTTCGGCGGCAGTCTGGTGCGGGTTCAACCCAGCGTAAATAGCCCACGTACCCGTGGCAGAAAGGTCTACGCCATTGAACTGCTTGAACGTGGCTGGCTTCTGGAAACTCAGGTACGGCAGAATGACCTCGACGGCGCAGCTATCGTAGATCGGCGCGCCCGGCCCGTTTCCATATCGGTAGATTTGGCCGGTCGAAGAACGGAGATACAGGAAAGCCCCGGCAGTCACGGCATCCACGATCTCAAAACCGGGCTCATAGACGCACCACGCCGAGATTTCAGGGCTGGGGTAGTTCGACAGAACCAAAACGCCCGTCTTCGTGATAACCCAGTAGCGTCCGGTCAGCGGTTCCAGAAGGGAGATGGTCTTGCGCAGCGCGGAGGTGCCCGCAGCCATGAGGTCACGGACATAGGGGTCAACCGGAGAGCCGATGTCTGACACGGAGGCCGTGATGGACTGCATGCGGGCCTTGAGCGACCGGATACCATCTGGGGCCAGATAGAGCACGTCGCCGGAACCATACTGGCGCACGCTGCGGGGAGCGTAAGTGCCAGCCTGACGGAGGGTCTGTATGTGCTGGCTCTTGTTCGGGTCAGGATCGATGAACCAAATCTGGCACGCCCGCTCGGAGAACACGGCCAGTTTGTCATAGTAGACCTCAATACCGACCAACGTGGACATTTCACTGTCTTCGGTAGCAAGGTTGATGAAGCCCGCGCCATCCGCTGCGGTCGCCCAGTCGGTGGGATCGCCCACCGCAGAGAAATAGAGGTATGAACCCTCGACGGTGTAAATTTTGGACTTATAGGTACGGCAGGAGATGCCTTTGGCACCAGTCACCAACGCGCCGTCATAGAAGCGATAGACGTTGCCGTCAGTGCCTTGCGCGATCACGAAGAACTTGCCGTTATATGTATCCCAGTCCAGTATTTCTGAGATACCCACGCCAGCGGGCATAGCGACCGAATGGACGCCAAGACGCGTGGGCGACGGCGTTACAGGCGTGCCGTTGGGGACCACAACATAGAGGTTATCGCCCATCGAATTTCCCAGCGACATCAAGCCTTGGGAGCCAGCCGGGGCGGTGAACGCATCCACAAACGCTTGCCGCTTTTCAATCTCACCGCCCGGCGTCACGTGCGCATTCTTGAGCATGCGCAGCGTGCCAGCCGGGGCCGTGAGGGGTGACTTCCTCACGTCCATACCTGCGGCGAAGTTATCGACTGAGTAGTACGGCATGCGTTAGTCCGTGGGCGTTCGGAAGCGGCGGCTGTTGGTCGGGTTCAGGGCGGCGGCGATCTGGGCACCGCTCATGACCGGGATTTCGCGCTTGTCCGAACTCTGGTTGGCGAGGAGCCTACGAAGGTACTGTTGGGCCTTCTGGAGCTTGAGGGGAGCGTTTTCTGCCTTCTGCGCGGCGAGAATTTCAGCCGCCGCGTAGAGCGTGATGAGCGTGCTGTCGAGAACGCACACGTCCTCGTCCTTGACGAGTGGATTACAGGGGGCCTGACCGACGAAACGGAGCGTGCCGGTCTGGGTCGGCTGCGGGAGCACCCGGAACTGCCCGGCGGGCACCACCACACCCTTATTGATCTTTACGGAGTTGGCCCAGCGCACGACGGGCCAGCCGGGGGTCTGGTAATCGTTTGTGTGCCCCATATCGATCCCATAGAACACGGGATCGTACTGCCTGTTGTTCAGGACAAACACCTTGTTGATGTTGTCGAACGGCATATCAGCCGGATAGTCGTAAACCTGCTGACCCGCGAAGAGTTGCACCTCAGACTGGAACTCAAGGTGAGGCCAATCGTAGGCTTCCCAAAGTTCTTGCTGCTGCCGCGCCAGAATGAGGTCGTACTGACCCTGCGCGTTCACACCCTGTGCCACGTTGAGCGTCTGGCCGACTTCGGCGCGAAGCTGGCGACGGAGTTCTTGAAGCTGGACGCCAACGGGCATGAGTTATTCCTCGTCAGCCGTCAGCGGCGGAATGCTTGTCGTGCGACGAGAGGTCTTGGTGCCAGCTTTCGGATCGATTGTTTCTTCGCCCGGAGCGGAGGTGCCGGGCATCTCCATCTCCATGACAGGGCTCTTGCCCGGATAGATAAGCTCGACGGCTTGCGGGTCGTAGATGCCCGTAAGGCGCAGCTTTTCCTGCGAGGAGGTGGACTTTACGCTTTCAACGACTTCAATGTTGTAGACAGCTTCCTCTCCGTGGAGATGCTGGAGCAAGCCAATCTCAGGCCACGACACGGGGTTTGACTGACTACGCACCATGACGTTACCCACGTCACCCGCGATCATCACAAAGCAAGAGCAGATGTGCATTTACTTCTCCATGAAGAGGAGACGGCGGGCAGTGTCGCCCGCCGTCTTTCGAGTTTCACTACTTAATGTCGATGACGAGATGGCAGTTGGCCTGTGTCATCACCATCTGGCCCGTGCTGGTGATCGAACGATACAGCACGAACTGGTTGGCCGGACGAGCCGGGGTGTGGTCCTTGCGCCACTCGTTCTCCATCGCCATCAGGAACAGACGCTTGCTGTCGAACCAGTAGGCACGCTTGGAGAAGCCCATGTCGTCCAGCGTCGGATCGTACTGGATGGACTGGCCCGCAAAGGAGAGAGTGCCGACAGCGCCGTCGATGGACTTGTTGAAGCCCGTGTCAGAGTAGCCGCCGTTGGCACGGATTTCCTTTTCCATAGCGTCGAGGAACGCCGAGCCGCAGAGCATGGTGTCAGGCTGGCCGCCGTAGCGGATGAGCTGACGACGCTCATACTGTAGCACCTGCAACAGCGCGCCGCCATTCGTCGTGGCTGACGTTACTGCGTCGCCGCCGTGTGCGGAAAGCGACGGGGTGGCCGTCACCTTGGCACCGAAGGCGGCAGTGCGGGCGCGGTTACGCCACCAGTTTACGTTCGCGCGGTCCAGACCGCCCGCAACGCCAACCGACGGATCGGCAGCAACGAGAAGCTGGATGCCAGCGAGGGCCTTCGGGTCGGCAGTTCCGTCGCCGTAAAGCAGGGTGTTCATGGAACGGGCATACTGCTCGCCAAGTTCACCGAGCTTGTCTTCAAGAAGCCCGACCAGCACCGTCATCTCGCGCTGCGAGTGGTTGCTGGTGCTTTCACCGTTGGTATCGACAACGGAGATGCCGTCGATCTTGAGTTCGGTGTGGGTCAGCGTCAGGCCGATGTGGTGCTCGCGCCACGGATAGTTCGCGCGCTTGATGTTGGCGGGCGTGAAGAAGTTCACGGTGTCATTGTGGGTGTAGCCCTTGATGACATCGTTGCCCGAGCCGTCGCCGTAGTTACCCTTGACGGCGAGGGAAATATTGCCCTTGCCACCGGGGAACGCCTTCTTCTTACGCTCCATCTTGTCGAGGAGCGGGCGGGCCTGAATGGTCTGGTTAAACAGGTCACCCTTGTTGAAGTAATAGTCCAACGCCGCGTTGGCGATGTTGGTGATTTCATTTGCGGTAAACGCCATCTCTTAATCCTCGTCAGGCAGATCGGCGCGAACGAGAAAGCCCAAGCATTGCTGCTTCCATCATGTTTTTGGGCTCTGCGGTCGCACCAGTTGAACGATGGATGCTTGAAGGAACGGGGGCTGTGGCCCGAGGCTTCGGTGCCATACGCGAGGTCAGTTCATTGGCCCGGCGGTAGGCTTCCTTGGCGATTTCGACCGCGTGCTGGGGGCTTTGTGGGGCACCCTGCTCACGGACGACGGCCCACAGGATGTTCTTCACGGCATCCTGTTTGAGGCCATAGTCGGGGTCTGTCTGACGGACTTGGTTTTCCCAGTTCGACACCGCTCCAGCGATCTCGTTCTGCATCTCAGTGACCATGGCGCGCTGCTGCGCGCTCTCCACGGCGGCCTGAGTGCGATACGCGTTCGCTTCCGCCATCTGGCGGGCGTAGCGTTCCTGAGAGAATTGACGAGCGGCGTCGGTGGTCATGTGACCCTGCTGAACCCGCTGCGCGAGGTCTTGGGGTAGCCTGACACCGAGAGCTTCCTCGGCAACCTGAACGTAGGGCTTCACACCCGCATAGAAGGTCTGCCAATCACCACGACGCAGGGCCGCGCCAAGGTCGAGAAGAACGGCAAAGTCTTCCTTTTGGATGTCGTTCTGCTGGAGGTATTCGCGCACCCCCCTCCCCATGTCAGCCTCGCCACGAAGGGTTTGGACTTCCATCTGGAGTTCTTTGCGCTGATCCAGCAGCTTCCCGATGCGCTTGCGCGTGCGGGACGTGTACCTGCTCAACTCTTCCGGTGTGGGATCGTCGGGTAGGTCTTCCTGCCCATCCTGTCCGTCAGCCGTTTCCGGCTTTGGCTGTTCCGAAGTGAGCGGGTCTTCGGTTCCGGGGAGCTTGAGCTTGTCGGCGTCGTCAGGTGGTTTGACCACCTTCATTACCGCTTCAAGCAGGCTCTCCTTGGTTTCGCTCTCGGGTGCGCCCGACGCTGGCGCGGATGACGCGTCGTTTGTGGGGGTAGTGTCCGGGGTTTCCGGTGAAGCGACTGCCGCCTCGGTAGCCGGGGCTACCGGGGAGATTGTTTCGCTGACAGACGGCGAACTGTCGTTAAGGTCCATAACGCCTCCAACTAACGAACCGTAGGTTCGTGTTGGTTTGTGTCTGACACAAAAGCTGACACGTCGCAACGTGTCAGCTTTTGGTGTCAGGTGTCAGGCGTGTCAGGTTTTTGGTGTCAGATTGTCGTCCAGCGATCAATTCATGGAGCCGCCGGGGGGAGGCGAGCCAGCCAGCATCCCGACCTGATCCGGGGCGGGCGATCCGCCCCGTCCGGGTGTCGCAGGTGCATTCTGCGCACCAGCCGGGCCAGCCGCTTGACCCGGCCCCATGCCTGACCCCGGAGCCATTGGCCCCCGCATGGCGTTCATGAGGGTGATGCTGGGGATATTCGGCTTGAAGGCGCTTTGGAGGTCCAGCTTGTCGTCCAGACGGCGCAGGAGTTCCTTGGCGATAAACTCCGGGTCAATGCCCGGAATTTGGAAAAGGAGCGGAGCCACGCGTTCGATGTTGGCGATCTCCTGCGCCTGATTTGGCCGCCCGGTCGAACCCGCTTCGATCTCCAGCCAGACCTCTTCCGCGATGTCCTGTTTGGAAAGTTCCGGCCAGACTGCGCCGGGTCCGACAATCTTCTTGGCGGTTTCGGTGCTCACCTCGCGGAGGAGGATTTGACCGCCCGCGCGGGCAAGCTGTGTCAGGAGGTCGTCAAGGTCATCGATGTTGGAGCCCATCGAAGTCTGGCGCGAGGCTTCCGCGATCTGGCTTTCTGTGGCGGTGCCGTTGGAGGTGCCGCCCATGTTCGCTTCCTGTACGCCCGTCGTGCGCTGCACGTCGGAGTACACCTCGTTGACCTCGTACAGGTTCGGGTCGATCCCCGGCCCGGAAAAGGGCTGGAGAACGCTCTTGATGTCCTGCTGGGGCTGGAGGCCGTTCAGTTCCAGAACGGCGTTGGCCGGATGATTTTGTAGCTTGGCGATGTCACCGTCATCCAACATACCAGACGCAACGGCAGTGAAAGGCCGCGCCGCAATGCGGTGCTCCCGCAGCCCTTCGCGGGCGCGGTTGTATTCAAGCTGCATGTCGCGCATCAGGCGAACGTCGGACGGCGGGAAGATTTCATCCTCGTGCTCGCACTCGTTGAAGGCGATGGCGAACCATGGATAGAAGCGTTCGATGTAGACCTCGGGGCTGGCGGGCTCGCGGAGGAAGTCCGGGTATCCGTCGCACACGTGGTAAACGAGCCCGTCACGTCGGGAGTAGATTTCCCAGATGAGGCAGTCGCCCTTCTTGCTCTCACGACGGCTGTTCGCGTCGCCCCCGGCCATAATGGCCTGTAGGGACGCCTCACCACTGCCCTTGGGCTTGGTGTAGGCGGTGAAATTCTTCCCAACATCCACGCCGTAGATTTCCTGCACCTGATCGGGTGTCAGAATGAACTCTTGGGCTACCCAGTCAGCGCCCAGAAACTCCCTGAGATGGATGCACTTGGGGTCAGGGATGATGCTGGTCGAGCCCGGATAGTCGAAAACCAGACCTTCACGGGAAACAAACTCCACCTGCGTCGAAAGGTCTTTCACAAGGAGACGAAGCTGTTCGGCCTCGGCGCTGAACTGATCGAACTCGCCGTCAGCCATGTCAGCCGAAAGCCGCTCCAGTGTGGAGAGCTTTTCGCTGGCGTCAGCAATGCGCGCTTCGATCTCCGGGCGCTTCTCCATGACGCGCTGGAAGCCCAGCTTCACATAACCCACGCCCGTCGTGATGACACGCCGCACCATCAGCTTCATCATCTGCTTGAACGGGTGTGTTTGCTCGGAGATGTTGTAGGAATAGAGCAGTTCCAGCGTTTTGCCGACAGCATCCATCTGCTTGTTGTAGGCGAAGACGTTATTCATGTCTTCGATGACCGCCGACGCTTGCTGCGCCGCAGCCATGACCTCCGGTGTCATGGGCATACCCATGCCGCCCGCGCCGGGCATCCACATACCCATGCCGCCCGCGCCGGGCACCCCCATACCCATGCCGCCCATCGCCATCTGTGCGGCTTCCATCATCTGGTTGATCTGGCCCTGCGTGCCATCCCAGACGGTGTTCATCAGGCGCTCACGGCGACGCGCAACAGCCTTCGGGTTCTTAGCGTAAAGGAACGCCGTCTTCTGCGCCACCATACGGAGGGCAATGTTGGCCGTGTACCGCTTCTCGTCAGCGTCAGCCGACCACTGGCGGCCCAGCGCAAAGTCCATGTCTTCGCGCATCCGTCGGAAAGACGGCTCCCAGTGGCTCTTCGCCTGTTTCACGTCGTCGGCCCACTGGGTCACGAGCGCCTTGCGGGCCTCGTCCACCTCGGGAGTGTCGCGCTGCACCACCTTGCCGTCCGTCGCGGAGGCTGGCGACAACGACATCATAGGGGCATCCGCCATGGCGGGGTCCATTCCCGTATCCATGCCAGTGATCGGGTCAATAGGCATCACCATCCTCCGCGTTGACGTGCGAACGAGGCGTTGCGTTCGCTGCTTTTCGTGTTTTCCTTGATCCAGCCGAGGGTGCCGAAGCGGGGAGCCGACGACTGGGGTTTGATGATCCGGCGCGGGCTCTGTTTTCCGAGCCCGAGGCCGACATAGGCAAGGGCGTCAACAAAGTCGTCGTGAACGCCAGCCGGGAACTTGAGTATCTGGTCGCGGGCTTCGCCGTACCAACGCGAGAAGGCCGGGAAGCGCACCTTCCCCATGGCCATGCGGGCTTGGATCGACTGCGCGCGTTGCTGTTTGTCGCCAATGGGGGTGATTTCATCGATGGCGCAGAAGATGCCTTCTTCGATCATGCGCTTGCGCAGGAAGGGGCCGATGGACTTGGAGATGTGGCCGCGTTCCGCCCACCAGAAGATGGGACGGTACTTGCGGAGCATTTCGATCCAGACGTTGACAATCTGATCGGTGGTTGTGCGGCCCCAGTAAATATCCGGCATAACCCATATTGTATCATGTTCGTCCACGCCTACCACCAACAAACATGATTTGTCACGGTCTTGAGCAGTCGAAACTGCGTGGTCGCTGGCCCCGTAGAAGCGCATCGTTTCGATGGGCGGCATGTCATTCATGCGGGAGTAGGTCGTAATGTGGTCGGCCCGGAAGAACGTGCCATCTTCGGGCGTCGGGCGGCCCTGATACAGGGCTTGGAAGCCGCGCACGTCAGTCCGGCGGATGGCTTCAAGATAGCTGACACCGAAGCGTTCCGGCCAGAGCGGTTCGCCCTTCTTGCGGCCCAGCACGTCGTTTTCGCTCGCCAGCGCGGGCAAGTCGATGATGCGCCAGTGCTTGGCCTCCTCCTCGGAGTAATAGGGGTTCATAGGGTCAGTGAGACGCCCCACGAGGTCATCCTCGTGCCAGCGTGTCATGATAATGATGATGGCACCGTCTTCGGTCATCAAGCGCGTGGAGAGCACCTGCGTGTACCAGTTCCAAAGCTGCTCGCGGATCGTCGGGCTGTCAGCCTCTTTGCGGTCCTTGAGCGGGTCGTCCACCAAGATTACTCTGGCACCGCGACCTGTCAGCGAGCCGCCGCGACCGACGAAAAACAGGGTCGCGCCCTTTTCGAGTTCCACGCGGTCCACCGACGCGGCCCCCGGCTTGAGGGCCGCGTCAGGGAACACCTGCTGGTAGAGCGGGCTCTGGAGGATGTCGCGCACGTTCCGACCGAAATCCCACGAGAGGGTTTCGTTGTAGGTCGTGAGGATCATATTTTCGGTAGGGTTCCGGCCCACGAACCAAGCCGGGAACAGGCGCGAGGCCAGTTCGGACTTGCCGTGGCGGGGCGGGCACGAAATGATGAGCCGCTTGATCTTACCCTTGTCCACCTCCTCCAGAGCCGCCGCGATCACCTTGTGGTGCTTGACGGGCAGGTAGAGGCTCTTGTCCACGTCGTCGGGATCGTCGGCGGTGGGCCTGACGTAGCGGGCAAAGCGGATCATGTCCTCGCGGCTTTCGAGGATGGCCTTGCGGCGCTTCAAGAGGGACAGGCGACGGTCGCTCAAAGTTGGGGCTCCTGTTCGTCACGCTCGAAAAGACCAGAGAACCAGCCGGGGGCGACGTTGCCCGCCAGCGTGTCAGCCGCATCTGCCTTGCGCGGATCGAATTTGGCGTTCACCGACCGAATAGCGGGCGCATATGGCATTGCGATGGTTTTGCCGTTTTTCCAGTGCGCAGTTTCATCCGCCACACGTGAACCCGTGAACCCAAGCCCAAGTTGCCCGGTCTGGAAGAAGCTGGGTGCGCCGCCTTGGCCGCCAACGCTCTTCACAGCGCCATGTTCGTAGAGGCCATAGCCGGGAACGCCCGGCTGGGTCTTGCCACCCGGCACGGGAATGAAATCATCCGGCCCAAGCATCCCGCCACCCATTTCGGGGGCGTAGTACATGCGCGCGATGTGCTTGGCGAGGCTTTCGTCTGTCTGTTCGATCTGCGACTTGATCCAATGGCGGTCTTGCGGTTGCGCCGCAGCAAGGCGCGCCTCGACGGCCTCTTCCCGGTAAGGCCCGTTGCGGATGCCCGCCATGAGGTCTTGGATCGACTGGGGTGTGGCAAACGCATCCGGGGCGCTGCTGGCAAACTTGAGGGTGTCAGGCAGTGCGGCGAGGGCTTCCTCGGGAATTGCGTGCTCGCCCATGATCGGTGCGCGCAGGAGAAACGGGAAGACATACGCGCCGTCGCCGCCACCTGCACCCACCGCTGCGCCGGAACGGACAATGCTCGACGGCATGTCGCCAAAATATACCGCGCCGCGTCCGGCGCGGTTCGGGTCGGGTGTCAGGAACGGAACGGAACCATCCTTGAGGGGTTTCTCGCCCGCCCGATAACCTGACACGTGGAACATCGGCGTGTCATACCCAAGCTCAGCAGCGCGCTCCACGACGCCCATGGCGTTTTTCGATGGTGGCAACGAGAGCTTTGTGAGGGCGTTGTCGGCCTTGTCCAAAGCGCCTTCGCCGCCGAGTTTGTAGCCCATGGGAGCGCGCTTGCGCATGGCCTCGACGTGCTGGGCCAAATACTCCGCAGCCGTAGGGTCCATGTTAAGGAGTTCGCTCGGTCGGGACTTGATGATCGGACCCGCACCCAGCACTGTCTCTCCAACCGCAGCGCGCACCGGGGCCGCAACGCCGCCCATGGCATTGCCGAACAGGTCCATGAGGCTCGCAAGCTGCGGCCTGTCCACCCATTCGATTGGCTGGCCGTCAGGCGTGAACCATTGGCCGCTGTCGTCCACGGTTTCGCCCTGCTGGGGTGAGTACGCGTATCCGTCCATAAGACCCGGACGGAGCCGCTGATTTGGTCCGAGGAACGTCTCTGGAGCCAATTCATACTGGCCGAACGTCTTTGCAAAATCGAAGGCGTTCGACAGAATGTCAGGAAGGCCGCCACTACCAGACGGGGGATTGGGGCGCGGTGCTGGCATCTATTTCTCCATCTTTCCCCTGCCCGCGAAGGCCAAGGCCGCCGCCAAGGCCGCCGCCATGATTTCACTGACCTTGCCGTCGGCGGCGACGCACTTGCTGCCGCTCTGGATAAGGTCAGAAGCAAACATGAGACAGCCGCCCGTGATTGCCAGCCCTACGAGAAGCTGCGACACGATAACAGCCGCAACGAGGATGAAGGCCGCCTTCTCCAGATTGAAGCCGCTATTCATGTCGCTCTCCGTTTCACGCGCTGTTCTTGTTGATGAGTGCGTCGGCCAGCTTATTGACCTCGGCCATATAGGCTCGAAACTCGGCAACCGGGATCGCTGGCTCCTCCGGCTCGGTCGGCGCGGGCTGTTCGGGTTCGGGTGTCGGCGCGGGGGCTTCGGCGGTGTAGGCCGCTTGGAACGCCTCCAAGAACTTCCGGTGATACCCGGCAATCGTCTCGGCGCGGTCGGTGCCGTTGATGATGCGGCGGGCGTTCACCGGATCATCCAGCGCATCCGTGAAGTATGACGAGAGACGCTTCGACGTGAAGTCGCCGTCGCGCATACCCGAATACATGACCTCGGCCGCGATGGCGGGCTCAAGCGCACGCTCCTTGTTCGCACCCAGCATGTCGATGCCGAGCTTCTGGCCCATCTTGCGGTAGTTGTCCTCCCACGTAAGCTGCACATAGCCCCGCCCGTAGTAGGGATAATACGGCTTGCTCTGGAGGTAGCTCTGCCCGCCGTACTCGGAGATCGGCTGCATTGTGTAGGCCGTCTCATGGTAGGCCGTGGCGAAGCAATAGCTGATCCAACGAAGGTCGGGCCAGTTCCTTTCGTACTTCGCCTCGTAGGCGTCGAGCATGTAGTTCATGCCGTCCACCTGTTTCTGCGAGAGCGAGCCGCTGAAGAGGCTCGACCGGACCTTGCCGAAGAATGTTTCGCGGTTAATCATGTCACTTTCTCTTCTTGCGGGTTGTGGTCTTCTTCTGCGTCGTCGTCGTGGCCCGCGCCGTGACCCCGACCACAAGCGTACCGCTCTGCATTGCGAGGGTCAGGCTTGTCAGTTCTTCTGCCGTCGTAACAGCGTCGATCTGACTTTGAATGGCCGCATACTTGTCACGAATGAGCTGGCGGGCTGCTTCCGCGTCCGTTGCGCTGGTGCCGGGGATTTGCCTTGCGATCACATCGTCGTAGGGCTTGAACTCCTCCGACCGAAGACGGCGGCGAATGTCATGCGCGATAATCTTCGCCTTTTCGAGATCAACGCCCACGCGGCCCTTTTGCTTGACCCACGCATTACGGAAGGTGCGGTCGGTCGGGATGACCGACACGTCCACGATCTCGGCGTCAAGCGCCTCCTTCGGTACGTCTTTCTTTATGATCTGTTCAAGGGTGAGGCCGCAATCCACGTAAGGGACGAGGATCACCGCCCGACCATTTGAACCTGAAAAGATTACTCGACTGTTTTCCATGTCTGTCCTCACCTGAAAATGACAATGAGAGCGGGGTCAACATCGACCTCGTTTCCGCTGCTCGTTCTGTTGCGAAGCTGCACGCTGCCCGGAAGAAGCGCGCTCTGGGCGGAAAACGCGGTAGACGCCGCGCGGGGTGCAATAACGGCTACGTTACTGCTGTTGGTCAACGCGGAAGCCTGACTGGCGGCAATGCAGTAGTTGGCGTCCGGCATAGCCACGGTGAAATTCACCGTGTACTCGCCCACGCCATCGTCCAGCACCGAGCTACAGTTCGCGGCCTTCCTGATCGTAACGGTGCCGATACCATCAAAATTGACCCACGCGCGAGACGCAAACGTGGGGGCCGCGCCTTCCGATGGAGTGATCCCCAGCATGGTCTGGACCTGCGCGGTCGTCAGGTCGCGCGGGTCGGCAGCGGCAGCGGTATTGTTTCCCTTGATGGTAAGGGCGGGCATGTCTGCGAGCTTGAGGTTCGTGACGGCGTTCGCGTCGATAGCCCACGCAGTGCCTGTTCCCGATACGGTGATGTCACCCTTGTCGCCGTCCACAAGCCCCACGCCCGTCATCGTGGAGCTTACAGTCAACGTGCCAGCGGTATCGTCATAGGCGACGGAAACACCGTTGCCAGCCTTGACCAATACGCCCACGCGGTCATCGACAGCCTCCGAAAAGTCCGTGATCTGAGACGCCGTGTGTGTGTGGCTGTTGGTGGAAGCCCAGACCGGCGGGAGGGCAGCGCCCTTCGACGTGAGAACCTGACCGTCAGTGCCAAAGTTCGCTCCACCCAGACCAATCGCGCCCGACGAGTTAATGCGAAGACGTTCTGTCGGCACTGCTGCACCGTCAGCAGTCGTACTGAGCACAAGTCGCCCCGGCATGTCGTTTGTGCCGGGTGTTCCGTCAACGGCAGCCGAAATTGCTGCCGCTACAATAAAGGACGCGCCGTCGTCACCGTTAAATGCAACTGCGCCAAGATCGTCCCCGCTTTGAACAATTACTCTGGTGCCGATTGTGGCCCCGCGCGATTTTGAGAGGGCAACCTGACTTCCTGCACCCGAACCCGTCCAAAGCGTTGCGCCAAGCGCGGCATTATCCGTTATGGTGCCGTGTGTCTGGACGCGCGGGGTGATCTGACCGCCATAAGAATTGTCCGTGTTAACAGTCGTTGTGTGGCCCGAAACGATTTGACCCGCCTGTGTGATGATCGTGGGCGTTGCGTCAGGGCTTGTGCTGTCTTCAACAACAAGAGCATCGCCCGCCCCTGTCTGGGTAATGATAATAGCTGGAGTAGCGGCATTCTCCGCTACATGAAGTCTTGCGCCTGCGGCATTCGTGCCGATACCAACCTTACCGTCAGAGGCAATACGCATCCGCTCACTTGGGGCTGAAGCGCCGTCTGCCGTGGTTGCAAAAACAAGCCGTCCCGGCATGTCACTTGTGCCGGGCGTCCCGTCGGACATACCAATAATGGAAGCAGCCGTAACAAAAGCGGAGCCGTCATCGCCTGCAAATACAAGAGCGCCAAGGCCGTCACCGCTTTGAACGGGGCTATACGCTCCAATGGCCGCAGAGCGAGACTTGGACATAATCATCTGGACAGGTGAGCCAGAGTTGTTCCAGAGAGTATTGCCGAGCGTGGAAGCTGTTGACGATACTCCGTGGAGCTGCAACCGAACAGAGGTCGGTAGCCCGGTGTATCCGTCTGTGTCGATGGGTAAAGTGTGCCCTGAAATAATGGTCCCGACATCGGTGATTACGAACGGGGTTGCGTCAGGGTTAGTGCTGTCTTCAACCAGCAAAGCGTTGCCCGCGCCGCGCTGCGTGATGCGGAGGCCGGGAGAACTGTCGCTCACGTCGATGATACGCGGAACAGGCGTGTAGACACCGCCGTCAGTGCCAAGCACCGTCGTATTGCCCGCATCAGTCGAAACGGAGGCACCGTCGGAGGAAATGAGATCGACCGGGTTGCCCGCAGGATCAATCACGCCAAGTTGCTTATCTGCGAAATTCACATAAAGCGAACCCGTCGGCTGAGAGCCCGTTGCGGGACGTGCGCCAGCAACGCTGGACCGGGATACTTGAACGTGGGTACGCGACATATTAGGCGCTCCTCTTGAGTGGGTAGAACCAAGTTGTTTTTCCTGTGGGCAACGTCACACGAACGCGGCCCTTTGCTGTCTCCGAAAGACGCGAGCGCATGGCAGCGGTCTTCTCCCGCCCCTTCTGCTTTGCGGAAATAGCTGCGCTCCGCGCACGGCGTTCCTCGGGTGTGGCGGCAGTCCAGCCGTTCGTGCGCGGATGGCGGTTACGACCGTGCATGTCCCGTGCGTTCGAGGTAGGATCGCCCGCGTAGTGATGGTCTGGGTTACAGCAGCGAGGGTTATCGCAGCGGTGACAGACGATCTTGCCTTCCGGCACAGGTCCGTGAACGCTTTCAAACGCCCACACATGAGCGCCACGAGTTTTACCGCCGCGTGTGATCCACCCGTAGCCCGTGCTATTCACGGGACCAAGCCATTCAACGCACCCAGTATCCGGGTCTTTCTTGGTTCTCGACCAAAGCTGTTCTTCAATAGTTTTGACATATGTCATTAAGCACCTCGCTCATCTGGCAGGGGTATGGGGCGCACCGGAGTACGCCCCACCGATTGCGTTAGCTAAAATGTCCCACCGTCGATGGGAGCGAGAAGCGCCACCTCGACCTGATCGAGAGCGCCCTGCACGTCGGTGGCGGTGATGATGGCGTTGCCGGTGGCGTCGTAGGCAACATCCGAAGCAACCACAGTCGTCGGGCCGAGCGGGAGAACCGCCAGCTTCACGCCGTCACAGCCAACCCAGTCAGCCTTGCCAGCGGAGACGCCAGTAACGCCCGTGACCGAGCCAGCCACCGTGACGATCCAGAAGTAGTTCTTCGTGAGGGCCGGGTCCACGTCAGCGATGTTCGCCGGGACGTTGGCAACATTCGAGGCGGGCGTGATGTCGCCCGTCGAAGCGTCAAGCGTACCAGCGTAGATGATGCCGCCAGCCACCATAGCGAAGTTCGACTGGAGTTCGTTGATCGCCGGGACGAGGGTCTTGGCGGTCGTCGTGAGGGTCGAGAGGCCACCACCGAGAACGTCAGTCTTGAGGAGGGCCGTATCGACAAACTTGTTGGCGGTGCCAGCCTCAACGTCGGCAGTGACGGCCTTGTTGACAGCCAGCTTGCCCGAGCTGTCGATGATGGTGACGCCATCAGCGATGCCGCCAACGGCCACGGAGAGCGTGCCGTCGCCATTGTCGATGATGGTGGTGCCGTCACCCGTGTTCGACGGGCCGCTTGCCGCGCCGAAGGTCAGGTTGCCAGCGCCGTCGGTGACGATGGTCTGGCCAGCCGCGCCGCCCGAGACGAGAAGGTCGGCGATGGCGATGGCGAGCTTGGCACCGGCCCCGAAGGTCTTGTTGCCGGTGATGGTCTGCGCGCCCGCCAGTTCGACCTGACGATTGGAGCCGATAAGAACCTGATGCGCGGTGCCGTCACCGATCACAAGGCCGTTGGCGGCAGCGCCGCCAGTGAAGCCGCCCTTGGCGTAGGCGAGTTCGCCTTCCAGCAGGGTCGGAACCGCAACGGCGGTCGCGCCGACATTACGGAGAATTTGGATTTTCGTCGTCATAGTCAGTTACTCCTGTTTTTAGAAAGACCCGGCGGAAATGGCTCCGCCCCACTTCACGACACCTGCCGGGTCTACGGTCAGGGCATCGTTTTGGCCGAGAGGCGGCGTGGGCAGGGTTGCGCCCGGCGTGCTTCCGCTCCCGAAGCTCGATGTCGGCACCAGCTTGAGGGTGCCGTTTGCGCCCGTGACGAGCGCGTGGTCTGTGGCTGCGCCGACAACGCGCATCTGCGCGATGTCATCGACGGAGAAGTTCTCTCCGGGCTTCAGTGTGATGTCGTATGCGCGATCAAGAGTGCGGCTCATGGTCATGCCCTCGGAGCGATAGTGAAATTGATAGTTTTGAGTTCTTTGCCGGGGATGCTCGACAAGTCTTGGAGGGAGCAGTCGAGATTGCCGTAACCGTTCGCGGCGAAGGTCTTGGTGAACGAGCGGCCCACATAGCCATTACGCGGCATCTGTGTGCAGCGGAACATATATACTTCGTTGGGATCGCCAGCGGGCCAGCCGTCCAGAACCGTGAACTTGACTTCGTAGTTCGGCAGATACTCGACCTCAACGTCGTAGAGGTAAGGCGGGGCTGACACCGCTGCGGTCCACACTTGCTTCCAAGCGCCGCCTACAAGCGTGTGAACCTTCTGGGGGGTCTTCCAGACGCCATTTACGAGGACGCCTTTCGGAGTTGCCGCCTTCCATGCGTTCGCGTTGAGGACTTTGATCGTCATCCTAGTATTCCACCCACAGAGTTCCGGGCGAGAGGCCCGTGGTTGCGGGGGCCGAAGCGCCAGCCGCCGTGGCGATGACGCGGCCATCCACATAATCCTTGCGAACGGCTTCACCTGCGGCTGGCGCGGTGGTCGGCAGTTCGATCATGCCGCTGGAGGCGATTTTCGTTGCAGCAGAGCCGCGAGAGAGGGTCACACCGCCGGAACCGAACTGCACGCCCACGCCCGTCGCGGGCGTGACCATCGGGACGAGGTTCGTGATGTTTGCGCCCGCGAAGATGACGATGTTCGTCGTGTTGCTGCGAACGGCAACGCCGCCAGAGCCGCCAAACACGTTGTAGCCCGTGGTGCCGTACTGGAACCCGGCGATAGAGGTGGGCATCGTGATCGTGCCCGTCATAGTCCCGCCAGCCAGCGGGAGCCTTCCGTCAACGTACTTCTTGTTAGCGAGGTCGTTATCAACGGTCGGCGAGAATGCCGTCTGCGGAGCGCCGCCCAAGAACTGAGCGACACCCGTCTCTGGGCTTGCAACGAATACCTGCTTGCCGCTCGGAGCAATGAGACGGATGTAGGCCGTGTCCATGTAGAGGTAGGCGTCAGTGCCGTTCTGCCCACCCGAGTAGGCCGAGGGCGAGAACCGCAGGGGGCCGCTCATCACATCGCCCGACTTGCGGACGTAGGCAGTGCTGGTGAAGCTATCCACATACTGCTTCGTAGCCGCGTGGAGGGCATCCGTGGGGTCAGCCGGGAGCTTGACCGGAACCGTGGCGGTGATGGCCGCGCTGCCGAAGGCGATGATGCTCGTCCCACCCTTGCGGATCAGGAGGCCCGTCGCGTTGTCGTAGAGGCTGTAGCCGTTCGGCGTCGAGATGAAGTCCATCGTCGCCGGGACATTGATGGCACCCGTCATCGTGCCGCCCGCGAGGGGCAGGTACGCGCCAGTCGTGCCGCCAGCCGCCGACAGGACGCCATTGGCGTCGATGGACAGGTTCGCGCCTACCTTGATGCCGCCAAGGACGGTCGCAGAGGCCGTGGGAAGGGTGTAGGGCGTGGCGGGCGGGAAAGTAACATTGCCGAAGAGAAGCTGCCCGTCTTCCTGCACGCCCCTCACGAACTCGTTTTCGGGATTGACGGTCGGGACGTTCGCGTAGACGCCGCCCAGCTTGTTGCCCTTGGCGGGCGGCACCGCGATTTCCTTGAAGATCGGCGCGCCGCTCGTCGAGATGCCGTACTGTGTGAAGCCGGGTTCTGCCTCTGCCGCGTACACGCCGCCCAGCTTGTCAGTCTGCGGCGTGGGGATGCCGAGGGCGGCGATCCGCTGGTTCACATAGTCCACACGCGCCGCGTGGTTGTCTTCGATAGCGTAGAGGGGCAACTCAATCGGGCGCGAGGCGACGATCTTGTCCACCTGAAGGGTGAACGTCGCGTCTCCGTCGTTCACGGACAGGACGACCTTCGTTCCGTCAGAGGACACAGCCGCATTGAAGGGGCCGGAAGCCCACGTCAGGGTGTCGGTGTCAACGGGGCCGACAATGCTGCCAGTCATTTCCCCGCCAGCGAGAGGCAGGTAGCTTGCGAACTCACCCTTGTCGTTGATGAGGACAGGCTGGCCCGCCGCGTCGCCGATCCAGACCTTCTTGTCGGTCACGTTGACGGCGAGTTCGCCGGGCGCGAGGCTCGCGGGTTCCGTACCCGCCGTGAAGCTGCGCTTGATGAGGATTGTGTTCGTCATCCGAAGACCCCGCAATCGTGATTGTGCTGCGGGACCGGCCCCTTCGCGTTCGGGATACCCACGACTGCCCACGCCTGTGCGCTGGACAGCGGAGCTTCCGAGAAGGTGATGTCGGTGCCGCTGATGGTGAAATCGATGCCCGGATTGAGCATCACGCCGTCGAGGGACGTGAACACGCCCGCCTCGGAAGGCGGCGAATATAAGCTACCCGCGACGTAGATCGGGAAGGTCTTGCTGATACCGTTGAAAATCCAACGCTCTGTTTCGATCTTCTCGGCGGTCGTCGGGACGATCTGGACGCCGCCCAGTTTCGCCACCTCGAAAACTTCGATGATGACCGAAGTCCCTACGCTGACACCGCGAATGAGGACGATCTCAACGTCAGACGCGATACGGTACTCGTCTTCCTCAATCCGCACGCCATTTACGTGTACGATGGTGTTGGCGGTCGGGGCCAGAAGCCCCATGAGGGTATTCCCAAACTTGTCAGTGCCGCCGAACGCCGCCTGCCCCTGCACTGAGGCGGAATACGTGAACCGCGTGAAGGTGCTGGGGCTGGGATAGAGAACCCGTATTTCCTCGGGGCCGAGGGGCATACCCAACAGACCCCACGAACGGGCGTCCTTCTGGGGCGCAAAGTCGAACGTGATGAAAGTTCCTGACACCGTGAAGTCGATGCCGGGGTCGTGCATGACGCCATCGATGCTGATGAGGACGTTCGCCGCGTTCGTCGGCGCGTAGAGCGCGCCCTGCACGTAAATCGGGAAGGTGCGGGTTTCGCCGTCGAAGGTCCACATCGACGTGTCGATCTTGCCCGCTGTCGCGGCGTAGATCGTCTGCGGAATATCAAGTCTTTCGACGGTGACAACGCTGTTGTTGGCGGGGGCGCGGGTCAGCCGGATGTGGGTGCTGTCTGCGACGTGCCAGTCATACGTCTCAAGGAGCCTGACACCGTTGAGGTAGACATTCACATTGGCGTTGCGGTTCGTCAGGTCTTGCGGCGTGCGACCGAAAATATCGACGCCGCCGAAGAGCGTCTGGCTGTCGGCGCTGAGATACTGGAACTCCTGCAAGTCGCCGGTCGTCGGAATAGCGGCCCGCTGCCACTCGTCGCCGGTCCAGACATACATCGCCTCTTCGGCGGTATTCCAGTACATCGTGCCGGGAACAAGCGGATCGCCGTGGGGGCATTCGACTGGCGGTGCGCTGTAGGCACCGAGGAAGAACCGGCAGAGGTCTTTGATCTCTTCCCGAACGATCTCGCCCGCGCGATGCGCCCACCACCGAGACGACCAATGGTCGCCCGTGATGCCCATGACCTCCAAGATGTTCGGCGGGATCGTGTCAGGCATATACTCGGCCCAGTGGGCCGAAAGCACCGCGTAGTCCTGCGCCTGATTGCGGGCGTAGATCGCGTCATTCGCGTAATTGAACGTGTCGAATGCCTTGTCCTCGACCCGCCGTTCTACCTGTTCGGCAGCTCCAGCCGCGCGAGCAATGATCTCCAGTGCGCTTCCGGCACCGCCCGTGATCTCATTCGTAGCCAGCTTGGCTTGTTCAGCGGCCTCGGAGGCTGCTTGGGCCGAAGACGCCGCGCGGTCTGCCGCGATGCGCGCCTCGACGGCCCCGCTGCTGATCGCCGCAACGTCCTGCGCGACATCCTTGCGGATGTCCTTCGTCAGGTCATCGATAAGACTGGGGTCGAGGGTGTCCTTGGTAACAAGGCCGTTCTTGAGTTGGCCGTCGTCGCGCCGAATGTCTTGCAGGGCTTCCTGCGTTTCGGTGATGGCCTGACGGTGTTCGCTGAATTGGGCGTCAATGCGATCCCCCGGAAGGGGCACCCCCGGTTGGTTCACGGCATGCGATGTAAAGGAATATACCTGATCGGGCTTCTTCATCGTCATGTTGCTTGCGTTGACTGTGGCCCTTGCCGATGGGGCAGCGAACATGACGGCAACGCGATTTGTAGCTCAAAGTTGGCTGCGTGGCAAGACGCTATCGACCAAAACGCGGCCCAACGGCGGCAAAGCGGGCTAGTAGCTTCTTGCGGCGCTCCGCAGCGGCGAGATCGGGCGGGCCGCGCCGAGAAGCACTAATCTTGGCCTTTGTTTCGGCGCTATGCTTGTATCCCTTGGGCCGACCGCGCTTATTTTTTGCGATCCGGCCCCGTCGAACCATATCCATGGCGTTTGTCTTGGCGTCGCCCACGTACAGGTGGGCTGGGTTTACGCAGCGCGGGTTGTCGCAGTGGTGGCACGCCATCTGGTTCGGGCCGACAGGTCGCCCGTCAAGCTCCAAGGCGAAGCGGCTGGCGCGGATGGCCTTGCCGCGCTCTGCGATGAAAACGACCGGATAGTGTTTGGCGTCCGGTTTGCCCCACTGGGCGATGTAGTTCCAGCAGCCAGTATCGGGATCGACGGTATACCGGGTGTGAAATCTGGCAACCGGGTCGGTGCGGGGGCGGGTCTTGCGTGGCATGCCGTTAATGTAGGGCGAGTTAAACCGACACACAACAAAATTTCAAAAGTTGGGGAAACCAAAATTTTGGAGACGCCCCTGCCCAGCGCGCGTTCCGCGTCGCGCGCCGTGCGCCGGGGGGCGGGTGCGCGGGCGCGGGCACCCGCCTGCCCGCGATACGCGGGCACGCGCACGCGGGGCAGCGCGCGTGACGCGCACGCCCACGTGACGCGCACCCCCACGGGTGCGGGGCAGCGCATGCGCACGTAATACACCCATACGCGAGGACGCTACCTAGGGCAGGTAGTGGACACCGTGTCAGATCAATAGGTTAGAGCCCTATCTCTGGACTGAACCGCCGGACAAGGCCCGGATTTCTGCGTCAATCTCTGCCAAGCTCATTTCTGACACGGGCCTCGTGTCGGTGTCAGCACCCGCCCCGCCGAGCACGCCGAGATAGTCCAAAATCGTGCGGGCGGCGCTGGCTTTTGCCGCGCCACTCTCGCCCGGATCGGCGCAAATTTGGGCCAGCGCGCCAAGGGCCACCGCTAGTAAATCGCCCGGTGTTTGTTTCGCCTCCGAAACGACCGAGCCATTGGGAAGCCCGCTGGCGGCTGACACGTCGTCCGGGCTACCTGACACCGCCCGACCTGCCCGACCGCCTTCCTTGGCCTTCCTAGGGCCTTGGCGGGGCATCCTGACGCCGCCCCTCACGTCGCGCCCCGCTCGTGCATCCGTCG